TTATTTAGCGCATTTATTTAAAACCTTTACAATATCCTCCTGCATTTTCTCGGTCTCATGGGTGTACCGGTCTGCCATCATCCCGGAGCCCCATCCAAAACGCGCCTGTAATTTTCGTGTTCCGATATCATGTTCTGCCAAATTTGTGGCTGCGGTGTGGCGCAATGAGTGTAGCGTGATATCCTTTGCAAGGTTTAATTTATCTCTGTACCTGGCAAATGTTTTCGTTATTCTATCAGGCTTAAAATTTTTCCCGTCCTCATCTGTGAACACAAAAGCATCCATATTAAAAGCCTTTTTACCTTCATTATAAGCCCGCTGTGCCTTTAAAAACTGCTGCCTTAGAATTTCTACGGAGGTATTATCGAGAAGCACTGTGCGAGTGCTATAGCGGTTTTTAGTGCCACCTTGGACAAGACCGTATTTCTTTGTACGCTTTAGCGCCTTAGTAATTTTAACAGAGCCCTTATTAAAATTAACATCGGTGAATCGTAAAGCGATTATCTCGGAACGGCGCAGGCCGGACAGGATATCAAACCTAAATAAATTAGCGATTTGCGGATTATCATTTTCCGCCATTTCTAAGATAGTGTTAAAGGTATCAGTCATAATAACACCTTTTTCTTTTGATTTGTAAGCGGGTTTCCTCATGCGGTCCAAAGGGTTAGCCTCAAGGTAACCTTCATAGACAGCGTTTTTCAGGGCAGTATTTAGAATAGTAAATAATAAATTTTTAGTCCTGGCACCTGTAAATCCCTTCCGCTTTGACTTAAAGTCATTAAAGAATTTTTTAGCCTCTAATAGATTTATATCCGTTAACTGTAAAGCAGCGAAGCTTGTGCCGTACAAATGTGACTTAAAAGTATTCTCGTACAGCTCTAAGCTATTCAAGCCGTCCACGCCGGTTAGCTCTTTCTTCCGTTCCTCAATATATTCTTTCAAATATCGTTCTAAGGTAAGTCCGGTAAAAATAACGTTCCCGTATATGGCCTTTATCCTCTCAACATCGGCATCCAGCTCCGCAGCGGTATGCCCGTATGCTATTTTCTTTATTTTTTCACCTGTTATGGCGTTTATTACTGTAACTTTGCGCTGCAAGCGACCATCCGCACGATGCTTAAGCTGCCTGGTAGTTTTCATGTTAAAGCCTCCTTGTTGTGTGCAGCCTGCCGTGCTATAATGATAGTAAGGCAGACTAATCCCTTGTTAAACACTTGGCGATTTCTGCGGCCACTCGGCATTCGCAGTACCGGGTGGCTATTTTTTATTTCTTTAAAAGATTATTGTACATATAGCCGGCTGCATTGGTATAAGGGCCGGAAAGAATATAGACAGATGCGTGGTCGCCTTCTATATCCATAATCTTACACTTGGTACCCTTTTTAATGATGACAATCTTATTTTGAGCCTTATACCTCATAATATCGGGTACATCCTCGGCTTGTATTGATAAATTTATGGATTTAAAATTTTGTATATCTGTAATTAAATAGTTATCGTCCGTGACGGTACAAACATCATTCTTGGAAAAGTTCGGCCCAGACATGAAAACACCTATTAAGCCAAAGATTACAAGAACGATTACAATAGCAGCAGCTATTATCCCTAGCACCTTAAATATCGCGTTCTTTGGTAACATATTTCCTCCTATGCATGCCTTAGGCTTTCCAGTTCACTAACGTTATCTATATTAGGATTATTAAAATCTTTTTCATGGTCCAGCTCATGCAGATATGTTTGTAAATTTGCCTCATAATTCATGCGACTGTTTAAAAGTATAATTGTGTTGCCGTCCTGATCACAGAAAGAAAAGCCTTTAATACCATAGGGTAAGTCAAGCTTGAATGGATAAATCATTTTGCGCCTTTCATAATCTGTATTTAATAACGTAATATAAGAATAACATTTATATGTGACATTATTTGTCATTAGACTTAGTAACTTGGCTTTCGTCCTCAGGAGCAGTCGTGCCTGCGTCTTGGTTTTCGTCCTCTTCGTTAAATTCTTTGGTGTTAGTATCAATTAAAGTTTTAATAGCTAATAAAGTATTTGGCTTAGCATTGCGAAGTGCATCAAATAGGGCACGCTTACCAGGATTATCGTAAATCTCTTGCGCTATTTTGGCAGTTTCAGGATTAATGTAATAACCAGTCTCAGGAGTTTTCTTGTCCAGCAGTGTATTCATATCAACATTAAAATAATCAGCAAAAATTTCTAATACTTCAAACTTAGGTTCTCTTAAGCCTGCCTCATACATACCAATAGCGCTCTTGGTTAGGCCCGTGGCCCTTGCAAGGTCCTCTTGTGTCATGTCTTTTTTAATTCGTAATGATTTTAATACTGTATTAAATGCCATAATATAATCACCCGCCATACCTTTTCTTATATTGTATCACGTTCTGTGATAAAAGCAATAGATGTAGGAAAAAATTTCTCACGAAACGTGTTGACAAGACAAAAAAGAGGTGCTATACTTAGTCACAGAACGTGAGCAAGAAATGAGGTGAGTACGATGACTGAGGTTGAAAGCTTAGGCCAAAAACTTATTAGCTTACGTGGAATAAAAAGCCGTAAAGAAGTTGCTGAGGCTGTAAATATCAGCGTTTCCGCTTTGACGATGTATGAATTAGACGAACGAGTGCCAAGGGATGAGGTTAAGATTAGATTGGCACGGTACTACAAGACAACCGTTGGAGCGCTTTTTTATGCCTAAATTAACCACGAAATGTGAGCAAGCCTAGTAAAAATGCAGAAAGTGAGGTGCCAAATGAGAACGAAAAGCCAAGAATACCGTAACAAGCTGCGGATGGTTTTTGCAAACCTTAACAGTAAACAGTATGACGGAAAGCGCAATGCCTTTGAGAAAAAGCTTTTATCCGAATTAGTAAGGCTGCGTATTCCTAAGAGAGTTGAGGCGGCCAGCAATGTGTAAGAAGTACGATATACCACTTCATTTAAGGACGGCGTTAACCGCCGAAGAGGCCGCCGCGTTAACCGGTTTACCAGTAAGACTTTTACGAGCCGAGGCTTATTTTGCAAGGGCCAAGCCAAAGCTTAGCAATTTTCCTGCCATGTGGATTGGTGACAAGCTTATGATCCCTAGACAGCCATTAGTTACTTGGGTTGAGCAAGAAGGTAGCAGGCACAGGCAATTTAGCCTGGCGGATGCTAGAGAAATTACAAAAGTTTACGGAGGCGAAAAAGTATGAAAAATGCTAAAGCAGTTCAAGTTTACGAAGTTGTTGCAGGCAGCATTATTACCATAGTAGATTCCAAAAGTTTTGCCTGCTTTACTGCTGGCTTAGCAGTTATGGCAATGGTCGATACCGTTGTTAGGTGCTGGTAATGATGCGCAGGAACATCGGCCCTGGTAAATGTGGTTTTAGCCATGATGGCTTATGCGAAATGGCTTTAATGTGTGAGTACTGCTACCGGCTAGACCATTGCAGATTAAAAATGCAAGATGCTTTCCACATTAAACAAAAGCCAAGTGCACATTATTCTTGCTTCGCTTGTAAATATTTAAAAGCCGTTTTTCTTGGTGTTGAGTGCACCAAGGCAAAGAAAAAGACCGTAAGCGCTGACACGCAAACGGCCAAAGATTGAATACCAGCTAAAGTATTCATTTATATTATAAGTCAAAAATTAGGAGGATTCAAGTATGGAAATCACAATTAAAGTAATTCTGGACGAAAGCCCGGCACTAATTAATAGCTTTGCCGCTTTAAGCACAGTAATCGAAAAGTTAGTAAATCCCGCAGCCGTGGATATTAAAAGTCCTTTTGACAGCTTTGGCACAAAAGTGCCTGTAGAAAATGTAAAAACTACTAACAAAGTGCCTGTAAAAAATGTAACGCCTGCTACTATTGCAGCTCCCACGGGTCCTGTTACTGCTCCTGCTCCTGTATTTACACCAGCGGCTCCGGTTATTCCTACAGCACCAAGCAAGCAATATACGCTAGACGAAATCCAAAAGGCGTGCGTGCCGTTGATGGACGGTGGAAAGATGGCAGCGCTTGCTACACTCGTAAAGGAATTTGGCGTACCGTCCATGCAAGCAATTCCACCTGAAAGATATGGCGAGCTGGTTATTAAGCTGCGTACATTAGGAGCCAAATTATGAGCGCGCACGCTTTCTTAAGCCCAAGCGCCGCTTACAGGTGGCTTCAATGCACGGCCGCTCCTAGATTTGAGGAAAATTTCCCGGATGGTAACAGCTCTTATGCCGCAGAGGGCACACTTGCCCACAAGGTAGCCGAGCTTAAGTTAAGAAAGTACGCTATTGAGCCCATGAGCCAGAGGACCTACCATACCAGGCTTAATAAGTTAAAGAAGGACCCGTTATGGCAGAACGAGATGGACGACCACACGGACACCTACCTCGACTACATTAAAAGCGTAATGCTGCAATATCAGACAGCGCCTTATGTTGTGGCAGAAAAAAAGTTAGATATCAGCAGTGTTGCCCCTGATTGCTTCGGTACTGCTGACTGCCTTATTTGTGCAGGCAAGACAATCCATATTATTGATTTTAAGTATGGAAAAGGCGTACCCGTTTCCGCTGATCATAATACGCAGATGATGCTTTATGCATTAGGAGCGCTTCGTGAATACCAGCTCATTTACGGCTTTGAAAACGTACAGATGACCATAGTGCAACCAAGGCTTAACAATACAAGCGAATTTACGTTATCTGTGCAGCAGCTTTTAGACTGGGGCGAGAATTTTGTAAAGCCGGCAGCGCAAAAGGCTTTTGGTGATAACGGAGAGTTTAAGCCTGGAGAGCATTGCAGATTTTGCCGTGGTAAGTATCAATGCAAGGCTAGGGCAGAATACTACGCAAGCTACAAACAGAAAGCAGACGAAAGCAAAGACCCAAGAAAGATAACAGCGAATGACTTAGGCCGTTACCTCAAAGTTGCCCAGCAGTTAAAGGATTGGGCGGATGATATGGCAAGTTACGCGCTTACTTGCTGCTTAGACGGTAAAGAAGTGCCTGGCTGGAAAGCAGTTAGGGGAAGGGGTAACCGCGAGTTTACAGATATGGATGCAGCTTTCAATGTTTTAAAAGCAAACAAATACAACGAAGCTATCCTGTATGAGCGTGTACCCCTGACCTTAGCACAAGCCGAGAAAGTTGTAGGGCCTAAGAAATTCAATCAATTAGTAGGAAAATTCATTGTTAAAAAACCAGGCAAGCCTACCTTGGCGCCTGAATCTGACAAACGCGAGGCCGTAACCAACGAGCCTAAAGCACAAGATATTTTTAAAAATTTAGAGGAGGAATGAATTATGGAAACAACCGTATTAACTAACGTAAGACTGAGCTATGTACATTTATTGAAGGCTTATGCCAATAACCCGCAACAACCAGCAAAATATAGCACTACCATCATTATTCCTAAGACCGACAAGAAAAACATGGATATCATTAATGCTGCCATTAACGCAGCTATTGAGCAAGGCAGGAACACCAAATGGAATGGCGTTGTACCTCCTACCGTTCCCACCCCCGTGCATGACGGCGATGGCACCAAACAGGATGGAACGGAATACGGCCCGGAATGTAAGGGCTGCATGGTTATGAACGCAAGCAATGATGCCGAGCACCCCGTGGAAGTTGTTGACAGACGCGCACAACCTATTATGGACGCTACACAAATTTACAGCGGTATTATCGCAAATGTTTGCGTAAGGTTCTACCCTTATTCATACCAAGGCAAAAAGGGCATTGGCTGCGGACTTGGCCCCGTGCAAAAAGTTGCGGATGGCGAGCCTTTAGGCAGCGTTGCTCCTAAAGCTAAAGATGTGTTCTCAGTTCTGCCGGGCGGTGCTGTCAATCCCGTAACCGGCCTACCGATGTGATATGACACACCACTTAAGCATAGATATTGAGACTTACAGCGATGTTGACCTTGGCAAGTGTGGCCTTTACAAATATACCGAAGGTATTGACTTCCAAATTCTGCTTTTCGGCTACAGCGTGGACTTTGGGCCGGTTGAGGTTATAGACCTCACCAAGACCGAAGGCAAACTGCCCGAAAACATAGCCTCTATGCTCAGTGACCCTGATTATATTAAGCATGCATATAACGCTGCATTTGAGATTACATGCCTTAACAAAGCTGGCTTTGAGACACCGGCTGCGCAGTGGCGTGACACGATGATGCACGGAATGTACTTAGGTTACCCAGCAGGCCTTGCCAGAATAGGTGAGGCCCTGGGCTTACCTCAGGACAAGAGAAAGTCTGCCACAGGTAAGGCACTGATTAGGTATTTTTCGGTACCTTGCAAGCCCACCAAACGTAACGGGCACCGTGGCCGTAACCTTCCCATGCATGACCGTGATAAATGGGCTTTGTACATAGAGTATAACAGGCAGGATGTTGTTACCGAGATGGCCATATATAAGAAGCTTTCCGCGTTCCCCGTTCCAGATGAGATACAGGAGCAATGGCTGGTTGATTACCAAATTAACAGCCGCGGCGTTCTTGTGGACATGGGTCTTGTAACTGGTGCCATGTATATTGACGAGACGCACAGGGAAGAGCTCATGGACTGGGCCAAAGAAATAACAGGACTTGCTAACCCAAACAGCAGAGAGCAGCTACTAAATTGGATAAATTCCAATAGTAACGCTAATCTGCCTGATCTGACTAAGGCAACCGTTGCAAGTGCCAAAACAGATAACGAAGAAGTGAAAGAGCTTTTATCAATTAGAAAACAGTTAGCAAAAAGCAGCGTGAGCAAGTATGACGCTATGTATGCTGCCGCTGGTGAGGACCACAGGGTACGCGGGCTTTTACAGTTTTACGGTGCCAGGACAGGGCGCTGGGCAGGCAGGCTTGTACAGGTGCAGAATCTGCCGAGGACCTACATTAACCTAGAGACCGCAAGACATTTTGCCAAGGAAAGCAATACAGAGGCTATTGAAATTCTGTATGGCGATGTTTCTGACACATTAAGCCAGCTCATACGGACCGCGTTTATTGCTCCGGAGAACAAGCTTTTATGTGTTGCGGACTTTAGCGCAATAGAGGCTAGGGTGCTGGCATGGTTAGCCGGTGAAAAATGGAAAATGGATATTTTCGGCAGCACGGGAAAGATTTACGAAGCTACAGCCAGCAGGATGTTTGGCGTGCCGATGGAACGAATTGCCAAAGGTAACCCGGAGTACGAGCTACGGCAAAAAGGTAAGATTGCAGAGCTTGCGCTAGGGTACCAAGGCGGGCCTAATGCACTAATCGCTATGGGAGCACTGGACAAAGGAATTAAGGAAAGCGAGCTACCGGGAATTGTTAAAATGTGGCGCAATGCCAATACCGGTATTTGTGCTTTTTGGAATCAGGTACAGACAGCAGCCATTGATGCTATTAATGGCAATGGCTTAGCCGTACAGCTACCGCTGCCGTTCAGCCCTAATAATCCTATGGTGTTTCAAAAGGAAACCGCAGGCGGTCTTGACTTCTTAACGATAAAGCTGCCATGCGGGCGTAAGTTATTCTACCCGGAGGCCCATGTAGGCATTAACCAGTTTAACAATGCTGCTGTAACGTTTAAGTCTTTAATTGGTAATAACTGGACAGATGAGACGACCTACGGCGGTAAGCTAGTTGAGAATATCACGCAGGCAGTGGCAAGGGATTGTCTGGCCGAGGCGCTTACAAGACTAGAGAATAGTTATGAGTTTAAGCCGCTTATGCATATTCACGATGAGGTTGTAATGGAGATTGCCAAGCCGTGCGAAAGTCGAGAAGTATTGCGCTTAGATCAGGTAATGCTCAGAAAAGCAATTAATATAATGTGCCAGCCTATACCATGGGCGCCGGGCCTTAAGCTTAACGCAGATGGATTTGTGGGCGAGTACTACAGGAAGGAATAATAAAATGAAAAAGCTTTTTGAACATTGGCTTAAAGAAAATTATATCCGTAAAGATTGTCAAGCTGGAGACCTTGCAAAAGATGTTGATATAGATTCAAAATTTCCCAAAAGTAATAGCCTTAAAATTTTAATAGAACACTTAGAAACGGCTAGAGCGTGCCCAGAAGCCATTAGCACCCTTAAAGAGTGCCATGCAGAATTTAAAATCATTACACTTCTAGAAAAATTCCCCGTAGATATAGCCCTTAATATTTTATATGAATCAGAAAGGCTAATTAAAGAGAGAGAGAGAGACACAATGGATAAATTAAAAGGATGTGTAAAATGAAAAAGCTTATTACTTTAATGCTCCTAGGCTGCATGTGGGTGACCGCTTACACGCCTTACGAAAACGGAGGCAATAGGATAACCACCAGTGGTGCCGAGTGCGTTGAAGGTACCACATGTGCCTCTAATGATTTTCCGCTTGGTACCAGACTGCTTATTAATGGGCATGTGTACACGGTACAAGACAGAATGGCACAAGGCGGAATGATTGACATATTCATGGAAAGCTACAACCAAGCAATACAATTTGGTAGACAGTGGTTAGCTGTAACTGTTTTATAAGAGGTGCTAAAAATGATAAATAAACTTTTAAAATACATGCTAGTCGAAATTACAATTAACTTTTTAAATTCTATTATTAACGACTTAGAATGTGTAGACGATGATTGCCCGAATAAAAATTGGTGTGATAAATCTGTAGAATTTTTAAATTCTTTAGAGGATGCCTTATCTTGTTTTGATTCTACTGTCAACTGGGAAGAGAAAGAAAAAAATGAAGGAATACTTTTAGCCGATATTTTTAATAAGTTATTTTCTAAAAGAGATGGCGACAATGAGTAAGCTAAAAAGATGCCCTCATTGCGGAAACGTAGCCTGGTCTTGGACTACAATGCACGGAGAATCAGCAACAGGGTGTAATGTGCTTCATCCAGAGGTTATCAACCCTTGTGGGGCTTATGTTATACGACAAACACGAAAAGAGAGTGAGAGTGTTTGGAATAGGAGATTTAAGGAATGCATAAACGTATATTAGTTGGGTTTATTTATTACTATCTCAGCCATACAAAACTATATTACTTTTTAAAAAGTATTGATTCCAAAATAAGGAAATATATTGGAATGTGTCAACATGGTTGCGAGCATTGCGCTTGTCTGAAATGCGGAGTTAGGACTAAGAATACTCCCTATATCGGGAAGTGGAAAAATAGTTATAAAGTCAGTTACGAGCTAAAGAAACTAAGCAATTCTATTAAGAAAGCTGAGGCTGATAACAAATGAAAATTTTAGAACACCTGAAAAGCTTAAATAAACTTGACTTTGATAGTGAGCTCCTGGACTGGTACGAAAATGTATACCTAAAATCAGTAGTAATGGGGCAACAACCTACTGATCCGCTTGACTGTTTAATTACTTTGCTCAAATATCTTGACAATGAATACAAAGAGCCGTTAGAGCTTTGCCCATTCCAGTGTATTGGGTGTAACAGAAAAGTAGAGACAGTAATTGCACCTCATAAATTATGGAGCGTAACACCCGATTATTATGGTAAAGAGGATTGTGTAATATCTGGTACTAATAGTTACAAAACAGAAGCCGAAGCCGTTGCAGCATGGAATAATGCAGTTAGGGGGATAAAATGCCAAGCTATAAAGTAAGCATGTACATGTGCCCGGTAAAAATAAGGGTGAGCGCTACAAACAAGAAGCAGGCGGAAAAGAAAGCAGTAGCGGAGCTTATGGAAACAATAAAGGAAAATCCCAAGCAGTTTGCATTTGAAGTCAATGTAAAAGAGGATTAATGACTATGAATAACGACCGTCAAATGGTGCTGTCTTTCGGCAGCAGCAGAAAATCTACTAACTGGATGCGCACGGAGATAATGTGGTCTGATTTTATCGGACGCTTGAAAACTCCGCAGCGCACTCCGGAAACAATAAAGGAATATTTCAGTATGCCCAAGGCAAAGCAAGGGCTATTGAAAGATATAGGCGGTTTTGTGGGCGGCAGTCTTTCAGGTAAGCAACGGAAAGCTGCCGCAGTCACAGGGCGCGACCTTGTGACGCTGGACATGGATAATATCGCCTCCGGAGAGACGAATAACATAATTAAAAAAATTCATTCCCTGGGAGCTGGTTATGTAATCTACAGTACCCGCTCACACGCTGAATTTAGGCCAAGGCTAAGAGTTATACTGCCGCTGGACCGGACGGTTACGGCGGATGAGTACGAACCCATAGCCCGGAAGCTGGCGGAAGTTATTGGTATAGAGCTGTGCGACCCTACCACGTTTGAGGCATCACGGCTGATGTACTGGCCCGGATGCAGCAAGGACAGCCAGTACGTTTTCGCTACCACAGACGCGCCTTTTGTGTCTGCGGATGGGATGCTGGGACAGTATAAAGACTGGCATGATGTAAGGACCTGGCCGCAGGTACCCGGCGAGACGATAAAGGAAAAGACAGCACTTGCAAAGCAGGCGGACCCTACCAAGAAAGAGGGTATCGTGGGTGCCTTTTGCAAGACTTATAATATCTTTTCCGCTATTGAGAAATTCCTGCCTCATGCATACGACCAGACGGAAAAAAAAGACCGCCTCACATATACGGGTGGCAGCACAGTTGCCGGCGCGGTTATTTACGACAATGGCAATTTTCTTTACAGCCACCATGCGACAGACCCATGCAGCGGCGAGCTTGTCAATTCTTTTGATTTGGTAAGGCTGCATAAATTCTCTGGGCAGGACTTAGAGGCTAAGCCGGGCACTCCTGTTAACAAGCTTCCTAGCTATATGTCAATGAAAAAGCTGGCACTGGCAGATGCGGATGTTGCAAGAACCTTAAATGAAGATATGGCCAAAAAAGCCAGCGATGTATTTAAGCCGCTAGACGGCAAGACTGAGAAAACCAAGAAGGACAAGCCGGATGTTAACTGGATGGATGAGGCTGCGTTAGAGTATGACGACAAAGGAAAGCCAAAAGCTACACGCGACAACATTATCCGTATACTGAATTTTGACCCGCAGCTAAAAGGCAAGATTGCCACGGATGAGTTTGCGGTTAGAGGCTTGGCGCTTGGCGGGCTTCCATGGAATCCGCAAGACGGTAAGAGAATCTGGACCGATACGGACGATGCAGGCCTTGCCTGGTACCTCGAACAACGTTTTAGTATTCAAGGCCGCGACAAGATAGATGCGGCGCTCATGCTTGTTAGCCAGCAGCACACTATTAATGAAGTTAAAGACTATCTGCTATCCCTTAAGTGGGATAACAAGCCGAGGCTTAACACCGTTTTAAGAGACTACCTGGGAGCCGAGGACGACAAATACACCGAGGCTGTGGCCCGTAAGAGCTTGACCGCGGCGGTAGCAAGGGTAATGGAGCCGGGCATAAAGTACGATTATACGCCGGTATTAGTTGGTCCTCAGGGAATAGGCAAGAGTACTTTTTTAGCTACCTTAGGTAAAGACTGGTACAGTGACAGCTTGCAGAGCTTTGTTGGTAAAGAGGCAGCGGAGATGATCCAAGGCATTTGGATTAATGAGCTTTCAGAAATGACAGGTTATAACCGCAGCGAGATGGCTACCATTAAACAGTTTTTAACTAAACGTGACGATATCTACCGCCAAGCCTACGGGCACAGGACAGAACGGTACGCGCGAAAATGCGTGTTTTTCGGTAGCTGTAATGAGTTTAGCTTTTTGAAAGATGCAACGGGCGGCAGGCGTTTTTGGCCGGTTGACTGCGGCATAAATGCACCAAGAAAAGATATCTGGAAGGACTTGCCGAATGAGGTTGACCAGATTTGGGCAGAGGCAGTTTTGCGCTATAAGCTTGCAGAGCCTTTATTCTTTGATAAAGAGCTTGAGGACTTTGCGAAGGGCAAGCAGGAAGAGCACAGGGATGCAAGCACCAAAGAAGGGCTTATTAAAGACTTTGTGGACAAGCCTATACCCGATAATTACGAAAAGATGAACCTTGGAGCAAGGCGCGTATTTTGGGGCGGCACTATATCAACGGATGGCATGAACCTAGTGCAGCGGAATAAGGTATGCGCCTTAGAAGTTTGGTGCGAATGTCTTGGCGGCGACCCTAAATTTATGCGGAGGCAGGATGTGCAGGAAATTAACCAGATACTTAGTAACCTTCCAAGCTGGCAAAGAAATAAGGCAGTTAGACGGTATGGATATTGTGGAATACAAAGAGGTTTTGAACGCGTTTTTTAGTGTAAACATTCACCGTAAACATTGTGCCAAACGTAAACATTCTACTGAAAAGTCAAAAATTAGGTGTAAACATTCAATGTTTACGTTTTTAACAAATGTTTACAGTAATGTTTACGGTGCTAACAGCTTAACCAAGCCTTAAATCACAAATATGTAAACATGTAAACATTGTTTATATATATTATATCAATAATAAGGATTTAGGCGTATACGTGTATTCTATAAATTCTATACGCGCCCATATATAGGGTATATATAGGAATCAATGTTTACATGTTTACGTTTTGAACCGAGGTGTAAAAAATGATAATGGATTTTAACGAATTTATTTTAGCGGAAATTCTAATTATAATTTTAAGTTTTATTATAGGCGTGGAAATTGGAGAAAAATTATGACCGATAATATCAGCGAAAGAAAAGTGGAAAAATTATTAGTCGATGGGATAAAAAAACTTGGAGGCATAGCTTATAAATTTGTTTCGCCTGGTAACGATGGCGTGCCGGATAGGATTTGTATTTTACCAGGCGGGCATGTTATTTTCGTGGAACTAAAAACAGATAGCGGAAAGGTATCACCAATGCAATTATTACAGCTTGAACGGTTACAAAGATTAAAAGCAGTTAGTACAGTGCTGTATGGTACCAAGGATGTTGAAAGATTTTTAAAAATGCAGGAAATTTTAAGCGGTACGGATTGTGACGAATAGGAGCGAGGACAAATGAGGTTTAAGCCTTACCAATACCAGCAGTATTGTTATGAGCAGTTGCTTAATAAGCCGTCTATGGGATTATTCCTAGACATGGGGCTGGGCAAAACGATTATTACCCTTATGGCTATTAAAGAGCTTAAGTATGGACGCTTCTTAGTTAGCAAGGTTTTAGTGATCGCACCAAAGAAGGTGGCCGAAGCTACATGGCAGCAGGAGTGCCAAAAATGGGATAACGTGAGTGGACTAAGGATTTCAACCGTGCTTGGAAGCGCTAAAAATAGGGTTAAAGCGCTTTTGACACCGGCAGATATCTATATAATCAACCGCGAGAACGTGACTTGGCTGGTGGACTATTACAAGAACGAGTGGCCGTTTGACATGGTGGTGGCGGATGAGAGCAGCAGCTTTAAAAGCCACAGGGCAAAACGCTTTAAGTCTCTGGCAGCGATTAGAAGCCATATTAACCGAATGGTATGCCTGACAGGAACACCGACACCTAACGGACTGCTTGACTTATGGAGCCAAGTATTTCTTTTGGACGGCGGGCAGCGTTTAGGAAAGTACTACACACATTTCCGTGAACAATTCTTTGAGCCAGGGCAAAGGAACCGTAACACCATTTTCAGTTGGGACCCTAAAGACTGTGCATGGGAAAACATAATGGCCAAAGTCGCTGATATCTGCATAAGCATGAAGGCGGAGGACTATTTGGAACTGCCTGCAATAGTTTATGATACGGTGCCGGTAATTCTAGACAGCAAGGCAAAAAACGCTTATGACGAACTGGAAAAAAAGATGGTGCTGGAACTTGTGAGCGCCAATACGACCATAGATGTTACCAGTGCTGCGGCATTAAGCAATAAGTTGCAGCAGCTAGCAAATGGAGCTGTATACGATGCAAGCCATGAATGGTACCCGGTGCATGATTGCAAGATTGAAGCTTTCTTAGAGCTGATAGAGCAGTTAAACGGAAAGCCGGTGTTAGTCTTTTATAACTTCCGGCATGATCTGGAACGTTTGGAGAAAGCATTGCAAGGTACCAAGCTGAAATACAAGAGGCTTGAGGGCGCAAAGGAAATGGAAGAGTGGAACGCGGGAAAGATTGATGTGCTTTTAGCCCATCCGGCTAGTTGTGCTTATGGGCTGAATTTACAGCAAGGCGGGAACCACGTTATATGGTTTGGGCTTAATTGGAGCTTAGAGCTTTACCAGCAGGCCAATAAGAGATTACACCGGCAGGGCCAACAGGAAAAAGTTATAGTGCATCATTTGGTATGTGTTGGTACCCGTGACGATGACATGATAGAAGCACTAAGCAAAAAGGACAAGGCGCAGGAATATGTTTTGGAAAGCCTTAAGGCTAGGATTGATAAATACGTGGGAGGCAAAAAGAAATGATTAAGAACTGTAAAGATTGTTATTATGCGGTAACGTTGAGCGATGGCAAGTTATGTTGCAGAAAAGGTAATGGCTTTAGAAAAGCGGATATGGTTTGCGGAGATTTTGAGGCAAAGCTACAAACAGAGCCAAAAGCAGATTTGGTGAGCCATCCAAAGCATTATTTAAAGGGCGGGCTTGAGTGCATTGAAGCTATTAAGGCGGTTGTAACAGGACTGGAACCGTTTGAGGCTGTTTGTACTGCGAATATTTTAAAATACGTTTGGCGGTGGAAAGATAAAAACGGGATAGAGGATTTAAAGAAATGCCGTTGGTACCTGGACCGCCTTATTAAAGAGGTGGAACATGGTAAATTGTCTTAAGTGCCCGTATATCCACAAACAAGAAAATCTTATTTACTGTCCTTTTTTTAACGTGCAGCCATGCTTTCATGGTTACCATGAGATTGTCTTTCAGACAAAACGGAGGGCCAAAGATGCTAAGCAAAAAAGAGATTAAGCATAGGTTGCAAGCCTATCAGTATTGTACTAGTAAGTTAGACAAGCTATACGACAAATACCAAGAGCTAAAGGCAAGGGCAGAAAAAATGACACCGGCTTACAGCTTGGCACCAGGCGGTGGTGGAAGTCAAGACACGATGGCTGACACAACGGCCTTGCTTGCGGATGTTGAGCGGGAATACCAAGCAGAAAGACACGACCTGATTTCTACAATGCATGAAGTCGAAGCCATAATATCAGCGGTAAGCGATTACCGGATGCGGTCCGTGCTGGAATACCATTACATTAATTTCTATGACTTGCACCAAGTGGCCGAAGAAATGCATTTTACGTATGACTATGTTAGACGATTACACGGATGGGCATTGTTAGAACTTAGAAAAAAACTGTGCACAAAATGACACATCAAAATGTGGTATAGTGTAGGTGTGAGAATTTGAAAGAACCTCCTGGAGAAGAGCGCCTACTTATTGAAAAGTGGGTGCTCTTCTCTTTGAGCATATAGGAGATATCATGCGAGATTACAATACACGTGTTAAAGATATTGACACATACAATCTGGAATATCTGGACAGAACGAGGGTAAGCGGGATGTATCAGATACCAACGTTAAAACGCTGTGATTATATACCTAAAGACCTTATAGGATTTAATTATGTACTAAGCCATAGAAAGACACGCGAGGACCTCGGTGTGCATTTCTACTTGGACGATTACCAGTTTGAGCGGCTTTGGAAAAGGCCGTACCTGTACTTACCGAAGCTGGCACAATATGGGTGTGTGCTAACGCCAGACTTTAGCTTGTATATGGACATGCCTTTAGGTATGAAAATCTGGAACACATATAGATCACGATTGCTAGGCCAGATGTTGCAGGATTTTAATGCAAATGTAATTCCTACGTTGTCTTGGGCTGAGAAAGCTACATACGAGTTTTGTTTTTCCGGGATTGAACCGGGTGGCGTTGTGTCTGTCTCAACCTTAGGTGTTAAACGTTCCAAGGAATCTATTAATATTTGGTTTGATGGCATGGATGCTGCAATTAAAATGTTGCAGCCTAAATGCATTATTGAATATGGCGGAGACATTGGGTATAAGTACCAGTGTGAAGTAAAGAGAATTAGTAATCATGTCACTACGCAAGAGCGATTAATAGGAGGTTGAAAACATGGGTGGACGCGGAGCAAGCTCAGATGCAAAAAAGCTAACAGACTGGTTGAAAAAAGAAACAGAAGGCGGCGGGGGGAAAGCAATACCTATGGATATCAATAAATTTCAAGGTATGACTCTTGAACAAATTGAAGGGCGCCTGCGTAACCTTAAACATGAGGAACTTTTTGCACTGGATAAAGACGGGAAAATTGTTGCAGCTTATTTGGGGGACTCTACCTCAGTATCATTCCCAGAGACACTTAGAGATGTAAAAGGGCTGACAGTTACACATGGGCATCCAAAGAGTGCAGCCGAATTTGGTGGAACTTTCTCTTTCGCAGATATGGCAAATATGTTAAAATCTAAATGGAGCGAGCATAGAGCAACGGCATCCGGACAAGGTGAAATGAACTATATCTTGAAACGTAACACCAAGGCAAACTCTAAGGGCTTTTATAACAGGATTAATAAAGACTATGAGCGCTTAAATAAAAAGATAACAAGCACTTATACAGAATCCTACAAGAAAGCTACTAAAGGTGGAGCTACTAGAAAAGTAGCAATGCATGTTGCAAGACAATCAGCAGTAGGCGTGCTGAATCAGTATTATAAGACAACGGCTAAGCATTATGGCTTTAGTTATGTTACCCGTAAAGAGGCATATACATACGGCCGTTAACAGGAGGTAAGCTATTATGGATAAAGTAAAAGACAATCTAGCGGCAGAGACGGACGCAGGCTTTTTTGATAACATGCGTAAGATGGAGCGTGACACTTTAACCAAGCTTGGCGACAAAGAAGCACTTGCCATTTTGGATGAAGAGGAACGCCAAGCCAAAGAAGAGATTGAAAAAGAAAGTAAATAGTTAGTTGGGGTATTAACCACTGCCAGTAATACTGGTGGTGGTTTTTTATTGGTACTATGGCTAGAGATTTTGCAAAATCATTCTATGAATCAAAGGCATGGAAGCAGTGTAGGCATGACTACTTAGAATTAAGGCACGGCTTGTGTGAGCGCTGCGGGGAGCCGGGAAACATAGTGCATCATAAGATACATATAACACCAGGGAACATTAGTAACCCTGATATAACTTTAAACTTCGATAACCTTAAATGTGTGTGCCAAGACTGTCACGCGGCAGAACATGCCAAGGATAGCAGCACAGCAATCAAAAAAGAATTAACTTTTACTGCGGACGGCGATATAGTGAAGGCCCCCCTATTCGAGAGGCCCTCCCCGAAAAAACAAAAAACCGAGCGCAGTCATTAGAAAAACACACAGGGCATTTTTTGAGCAAAGGGGGGATAAACGATAAAAATGGCTAAAAAGTTGCCTAAAATAGTGAAAAATACGGATATTTCTAAAAAGAAAGCCGCTATTACAAGAGAAAAGGCAAGATTAAAGAAAATCTACAAAGACTTAGAACCAGTAAAGCAAATTTTGGCCGAGAAACTCATTGAAAGTGCTGCTTTTTTATCGGTTACCCTGAAAAATTTGCAAGATCAGATGCTCGACCTCAATAATCTTGCTGAAAAGCAGCAGAACGGGCCGAGACAGTTTTTTACCAAGCAAAGTACTTACGTTACCGTATATGAAACGACACTTAAGAGCTATGGTGATATTATTGCTCAGCTTGACAAGATGCTGCCCAAGCCAAAGCCGGTAGTAAAGAAGGCGGCGGGTGAAACAGATGACGAACTCGAAAAATTCATTAACTCCCGCTAATCCTATAATCGAGTATTGGCAAAAAATAGAAGCCGGGCAAATTAAAGTCAATAAAAAAATCCGTGCCGTTTACAAGAAACTGATACAGGATATGAATAATACTAAATCAGTTTGGGAATATGACGGCCGGAAGGCCCAGCACGCTATTATTTTTATAGAGCACTTTTGTAAACATTCAAAAGGTGCCAAAGGCGGACAGCCTTTTATATTAGAACTATGGCAAAAGGCTTTAGTCGCTGCCACCTTTGGCTTTGTGCACAAGGTAGACCGCACTAGACGATTTCAAGAGGTTTGGCTCATGGTGGCCCGCAAAAATGGTAAGTCAACATTAGCAGCCGCTATTGGCATTTACCTTATGATTGCAGACCAGGAACACGGCGCCGAGATTTACGCGGTGGCCACAAAGAAGGACCAAGCAAAAATTATCTGGCTTGAGGCAAAGCGGATGGTTAAAAAGTCGCCTGCCTTGCTGCGTAAGATTAAACCGCTTGTGGCGGAAATGTATGCAAGCGATACTGAAAGTTATTTTAAGCCTCTTGGGGCAGATAGTGAGACACTTGACGGACTCAACGTACACGGTGGCCTCTTCGATGAGGTGCACGCGTGGAAAGATAAAAATTTATATGATGTTGTTGTTGATGGCACTTCCGCAAGGGAGCAGCCATTAATTTTTATAACGACTACCGCTGGTACCGTCCGCGAAGGTATTTTTGACCTCAAGTATGAAGAGATTGAACGTATCATTAACGGCTATGGTGACGGCATAGAGATTAACGACCGAATTTTACCGATTATTTACGAGCTGGACAGCCGGGATGAATGGACTAAGCCGGATAGATGGGTAAAGGCTAATCCGGGTCTAGGAACCATAAAACGGCTAGAAAAAATGCAGGGCAAAGTTAAGGCAGCGCAGCTTAACCCGCTGCTTGTTAAAAATCTGCTATGCAAAGATTTCAATATCCGCGAGACGGGCATTGATTCATACTTTAGCTACGAGGATATTTTAAACAAAGAGCAGTTTGACCCGGCAAAGCTACAACCAGCAGCGCGGTATGGTATCGGTGGCGCTGATTTATCAGAAACAACGGACCTTACAAGCGCTTGTGTCATTTTTAAGAATAAGGTTGACGGCCCGCTTTACTATCTCGGCATGTTCTGGATTCCTGAGGATGTTTTCGAGCGCCGGGTACATGAGGATAAAGTGCCTTACGATGTTTGGCGCGACCTCGGCCTAGTACGTGTCATTCCTGGTAATAAGAACCATCCCAAATACGTTACGGAGTGGTACCGGGAGATATCCAAGAAGTACGATATCTTTATTAGCTGGGTAGGCTACGATGCATGGGCCGCTCAATATTGGGTAGATGAGATGGCGGGCGAGTTTGGTAATAAAGCAATGATTGGTGTTAGACAAGGTAAGCAGACTTTAAGTAATCCGCTTAAGGAATTAAAAGCAGACCTTTGCGCAAAACGAATTATTTATAATAATAATCCAGTTTTAAAATGGTGCATGACTAACGTTAACATCGAGACCGACAAAAACAATAATATCCAGCCGCATAAGGGCAAGAACCAGCGGGCGCGCATAGATGGCTTTGCGGCTTTGCTTGATGCCTATGTTATCTATAAAGCGCATCTTACGGAATATGATTTGGATATTGGAGGCTGAAATGAACATTTTACAAACACTTAAAAATTTGGTTACCAGGAATAAAAATCCTACTGAGGTAATGTACCAGCTTGTTAGCAAGCAAGGTAATGGCATTTGGGAATGGAACGGAAAACTTTACGAAAGCGATATGCTGCGGGCCATAATTCGACCCTTTGTAATAAGCGCTGGTAAGTTTACACCTAAACAGTTAAAGGGCAACGGGAAGGATGTACAAATTAATTCAGATTTGTATATCCAATTTTTATTGCGCTTTCCTAATCCAATTTTGACCGGCCAAAAATTTCGTGAAAAATTAGCGTGGCAGTATATGCTTAACGGCAATGCCTTCGCATTAATTCTAAGAGACGATAACGGCTATGCCGTGCAGGCCTATCCAATTAATGCTTACAGCGTACAGGCTAAGTATGATGATAAAATGCAGTTGTTTTTAGAGTTTGTACTTGAGAACGGTAAGACTGTCACATACCCGTACACGGATGTTATCCACGTTCCAAGAGACCTTGGGAATAATGAATTATTCGGCTCCGGCAATATGAAAACGTTAGAGCCTCTTATGCAAGTTGTAACCGCAAGCGATGGCAGTATTATCTCGGCCATTCAAAATAGCGGTGTCATTAAATGGCTATTGAAATATAGCCGCAGCATGAGGCCGGAAGAGCTCAAAACGCGTGCGCAGGAGTTTGCAGATAATTTCTTAGACACCACGGATAATAAGAACGTGGGTGTGGCTGCTACCGGCGCGGATGCCGATGCAATACAAATAGCGCCTAATGATTATGTGCCTAATGCCTTGTTGCAGGATCGTACAGCTAAGCGTGTATTGGAGTACTTCAATACTAACGAAAAAATTGTAATGAGTACCTACAGTGAGGACGAATGGAACGCATATTACGAAAGTGTTATAGAGCCATTTGCGGTTGCCTTAGGCGAGGAATTTACCCGCAAGGTATTTACCCGCAGAGAAATAGGATATGGCAATCAGATTATTTTTGATTCCACTAATCTGCAATACGCAAGCATGGCTACTAAATTAGCTATGGTTTCTATGGTAGACCGCGGAGCTATGACACCTAATCAATGGCGTGCAATTCTTAACATGGGTCCTACGGGAACACCGGAAGGTGATTTATATTTACGCCGGTTAGATACCGGAATAGCGGACCAGAACGGAGGTAAAAAGCAAGATGCCACCCAAAAACCTACTGATTAATGGCACAATCGTACCTACTGACTACCAAGAAGTTTATAACTGGATTGGCCAAGAGGCTACCAGCCCAGGTAAGGTAAGAGCATTTTTAGAAAAAGCTAAAAATGCCGATATTACTGTGGATATAAACAGTCCAGGCGGTATGGTTTATGCCGGATTTGAAATTTACAATCTGCTTAAAGATTATCCGGGTAAAGTAACGGCACGTGTTATGTCTTTGGCTGCTAGTGCAGCTTCCATGATCATGTGCGCTGCTGACCATGTACAAATTTCACCCTTGGCGCAAATTATGATTCATAATGTGCAATGCCAAGGTACAGGAGATTATCGCGATTTCCAAAAGACAGCGGAGGAACTGAAACAGTTAAACAAGGTAAGTGTCCAGTGCTACATACAAAAGACTGGCAAGACCGAAGAGGAACTGTTAAAACTCATGGACAATACAACGTTTATGAGCGCTCAGGAGGCCGTTAAAAATGGTTTTGCAGATGAAATTATGTATCAGGATAAACAAGACCAGCTACCTAAAGTGGCAGCAGCAGAAAGTGCCTTAATCATTCCACCTAAGGTGTTTAAGGCTTTAAGCGAGTATATGGAACTTAGGAAAAATGAAACGGCTATAGCCGCAGAACGTGAGCGGTTAGCATATTTAGAGTTGAAGGGAGAATAAAAATGAACAAAGAAGAATATTTAGCAAAACGTAACGAATTATTGGCCACCATGAAGGCAGCACTGGATGCTGGCAAGGTAGCCGAAGCTAAGACAGCGCGTGAAAGCATTGAAAAGATGGACAAGGAATACGAAGCATACGCTTTGGAAATGGCTAATATGGCTGCATTGGGCGAGGTTAAAATCCCCGTAACTGCACCTGTTGCTAAAAAGGTGGATGTTGTTATTCCGCAAGTATTGGAACCGGTTGACATGGAAAAGACCTATGAATCTGCCTTTGCAAAATTCATGCTTGGCCAGTCTTTGACCAAAGTTGAAGAGGACGCTTTTGACAAATTCAATCCTACCGCAGCAATGACCGAAGCAGATCATTCTGTATTGGTACCTCATACACTGCGTGCTGGTATTTGGGAAGAAATTGACAAGAGCCATCCTATTCTGCGCCGCATCGTTAGAACCTTTATCCCTGGCGATGTAGATATTATCGTTGAAACAAGCTCCGGCGATGACGCTACTTGGTATGATGAGGCTACCGCCGTTGTAGATGGCGATACCGCGCAAGGTATGGTTACTTTAAAGGGCTGTGAATTAGCTAAAGCAATTCCTGTGTCTTGGAAGCTCAAAAAGATGGCTGTAAATGAATTTATGGCCTACATTGCTAAGAAATTGGCAGACAAGATGGGCAATGCTTTGGCAGCAGCAGTTATTAATGGTAAAGGCGTGCCTACTGCTAGTGATACCTTTAAGGCTCAACCTAAAGGCATTTTGACAGCTCTTGCTGCCGAAGCTAGCACTCCGCAAATTCTGGAATACGCCGAAGCAACCGGCATTACCTATAAGAATTTAACCTCTTTGATGGCATTAGTTAAGAGCGGTTATCTGCGTAACGCAGAAATTTACGCTACTAATAACACCATTTGGACCCAGCTTGCTAACATCGTTGATAACACTGGCAAGCCTATGTTCATTCCGGATGTTACTAACGGCACCGTTGGTAAACTGTTTGGTATTCCGGTATATGAAGAGGATGGCGTTGCCGATGGCGAAGTATTCCTGGCCGATGTACAAGACGGCTATGCAATTAATGTCAATGAAGATGTAAGCATGTACTTTGAGGATCATGTAAAGGCCCGTAACACTGATTACATGGCATACAGCCTTGTTGACGGTACTGTATTAACCACTAAGGCATTTGGCTTGCTGAGAAAAAAATCAGCTTAACCGTGACCCCTGAAACGGCAACATTCAGTAAAGCCGCTGCTGCGGATGTTGTGATTACGGTTAGCGGAAATGCAACGGTTACCGGATTGAAAAATGCAAGTGCTACAGTCAATACGGATAACTACACCATTTCTGGCAGCACATTGACAATTAAATCCACGTACTTAGCAGCTTTAGCTAACGGTGATAAGACATTCCATGTTTTAGCTACCGCGGATGGTGCCGAGCAGGATTTAGTTGTAACTGTTACGGTAGGTGATTAGTATGGCCTTAACGCTGAAAAACGTTAAACTGTATTGCCATATTGATGACAATATCGAGGATTCACAAGTCAGTGATTTTATGGAAGCCGCGCAAGCGCTTATTCTTGAGCAATGCGGAAAGACAAAGTATATAGGCAACGATGGAACGGCCACTACAGATATTACAGAAACAAAGCTTTTCCAGACTGCGGAAAAACAGCTAATTTCTTACTGGTTCGATAACCGTACCGCTGCGTCTAACGCAAACTACAAGGAAACGCCTTTTACGGTAGACATGCTGATAGCACACATTAAGTACAGTAAGGAGTATGCATAATGCAGATGATAAACGCCGGTGATCTCAACACCAGAATACAGATTTTAAAAGCGGCAAACAAGAAAGACGCTGCCGGTAATATTATCCCGTTGCCATATTCTTTGAGATGTATAGTCTGGGCCAAAGTTAAGGCCCAGACTTCTCATGTTGCTTTAGCAAATGGTGAAGAGTCTCATGAAATCACGACTATTATTATTATCCGGCATAATCCTAATGTCATTTACAGTGACAGAATTATGATAGGCAAGCGCAAATTTGAGCAGATAGGGCCACCTATTAACATAGACGAAAAGAATACTTGGACCCAGCTAACTTGTAAAGAGGTAGTACCTTATGAGTAGACGATACAAGAACTTAGGCACTATGTTAGCAGCTCTGGGCCTTGCAATTACCGAGGCGGCAAAAACAGAACTAGAAAATGGCGCCAAGGTTATTATAGATGATGCTAAATCACGCTGCGCCGTAAAGACAGGTAAACTAAGGGCCAGCATAACTTATACCAAAAACCCCAAAGGAACACGTATTAAGATTAGCGCCAATGCTAAGAACGATAAAGGTGTTGCCTATGGGCAATATTTGGAGTTTGACCCACGAATTAACAAGCCATTTTTGTATCCTGCAAAGGATGCTCATACCAATGAAATTAAAGAAGCCATAATTAAGGCGGTAAAGGACGGTGCGGACCATGTTTAATGCAGATGAAAAGGTTTACGCGGCTTTAACGGGCAGCAGTGCCCTAAAAAGTCTTGTGGGAAACCGAATTTATCATAACGGCGTTAAGGATGGCGGCACGTACCCTTCCGTATGGTATGGCGAGGCCAGCAACACACCCGCGCTTTTTGCGGACGATACAGAACTTTATGCAAAGTCCACGTACTCGGTAAGCATTTTAAGCGTGGATAGTGCTGTAAATGATATCGCAAAAGCGGTAGAAGATGTAATGCTCAGCCTTGGCTTTAAACATTCCTGGTATGGAGATTCAAGCAATGGTGGTGTAAAGATTAAGTCAATGCGGTTTATTATCGCAGGAAAGGATGAATAGAATGGCAAGAATTAAATTAAATTCTTTGTATTATGCCTTATGCACTAAGGATGATGCTGCTGGTGTAACCTATGGCACACCGGTACATATCCCTGGTCTTATTACTGCAAGTGTAAAGCCTGATAGCAAGAGTGCTACACTCTACGCGGACGATGCACCGGCAGAAACAGCAACCTCTTTGGGTGAAATCACTGTAGAATTTGAGGCTAAGGAAATTCCTTTGGTCGACCAGGCAGCCTTGCTTGGCCATACAGTAGCTAAAGGTGTTTTAACTGCTAAAGGCAGTGACAGCGCACCTTATGTATGCATTATGTTTAAGAGCGAAAAAGCAAGCGGCGCTACCCGTTATGTGAAATTGCTTAAAGGCAAATTTGGCGTACCTGAGGAAAGCTATGAAACTGAAAAGGATTCCCCGGCGTTCCAGACTGATAAAATCAGCGGTAAATTTGTTGCACGTACTTATGACAGCGAATGGAAACGCACGGCTGATTCCGATTCCGAAGGCTTTGAAGCAACCACAGGCACTAACTGGTTTACTACGGTAGAACCTACTGCGTAAACGTATTTAGGAGGATGGCATTTGCCATCCTCTTTTTTATAAATGGAGGACAGAATGGATAACCCAAAATTAATAATCGATGGTAAGGAATTAATTGCAAAGAAGCCAAAAGCTATTTTTTGGCGCACGATTGTAAAAATTGAAGAGGAATTAAAGAGTGTAGACGACCGAGATTATATAACCAAATACGCAGAATTAATTGGCATAGTTTTTGGTTTAACCACTGAAAATGTACTTAACGGCCTAGATATTGACGAAATCAGGCCTAAATATATAGAAATCTGTACTTGGGTAATTTGGCTTGTAAACAGCAAAATGGAGCAAATCCCAAAAAACGCAAAAAGCCCGGAAAACAAGTAGAGCTTTCCGGGTACGAAAAAATGATTAACCTGTATGGCTCATTCCACGTTGATTATGGATGGACCCAGCAGGAAATAGACAATACAGACCTTGACTACCTCTTAGACTTGCTGGTGGTTAAAGACAAGATAGAAAACGGCGAAGAGGTTGAGCCGATATCTTATATTGACGGGGTGTTATAGATGGCACAAAGCATAAGCGTTGACGATTTATTTATAGAGCTTGGGCTAGACTTAAGCCAATTAGATAAAGATTTTATTGACGCAGATAAAACAGTAAAACAGAACATTGCAAAAATGCGGGCTGAAAAGAACCGTATTAATATCCAAATGGATATAGATACGGCAAAGCTTGGCCCGGCAGGCACTCTTACTGACAAACTGAAAATACAAGAGCAGGCTCTTTCTAACCAGTTAAAAATCCAGCAGCAAACTTTGATTCTGGTTAACGCCGAGTACCAAAAGATGGTAAACGAAAAAGGAGCTGCCGTTGCTGCATCGTCCAACCTACATACAAGCTTGCTAAAAGAGCAGCGCACGATGGCTACTCTTAATAATCAGATTGCAGCTAATCGCAGCGCGCAAACTGCGCAGATTCAGGCACAGGCAAAAGCAGCCTCCGAAGCTTTCAATAATGAGCTAAAGGCGTCTCAATCCCAAATGAGAACCGGCAACGGTGGTGGCGTGTTAACCAACATGATCACCGGAGCCAAAGAAGCATTACAAAGTGGTGGCGGCTTTAAAGGTGTTATTAGCAGTATTGGTGATAGCATTACCCAAATGGCAGGAGTGAGCACCACAGCTATTTTAGGCATTGGTACGGCAATTAGCGTTGTCATAGGCTCGTTTAAGGCAATGGCAGGAGCCGCTATGTATGCTGCACAGGCAGGCGAGCAGATTTATAAGATGTCTATGCGTATGCATATCACTACTCAAGAAGCAGCAGCACTAAATAGCATTTTACAAGTAAGTGGTGTGGATAGCTCTGCTTTTACCGGTACGATGATGCGTGTTGAGCGTGCCGTTATGGGAGTTGGTAAAGGCTCAAATGAAACAGTTAAAGCGTTAAATGAATTTGGTGTTTCTTTAACAGATGACAGCGGTAAACTACTGCCCATGAACCAACAGCTAGAAAAGCTGGCAGAAGGGTATAAAAATGCTGCTAAATCTGGCCAAGAAGAGGAATATGTTGCCAGGGTGTTAGGAACTAGGGGCCGTGAATTAATCCCCTTAATTCAGCAATTAGATGATAAAAAAGCTAATTTAGCAAGGGCACATACTATTGGCGAGAACGATATACAAGGTGCACATGAACTTACAGATAGTTTAGAGGTTTTAAATCTGCAATGGTCCAGAATTAAAGTAGGCATTGCAGATGCCTTTTTGCCATTAGTAAATATGTTTGTTCCTGCCGTTGTTGGTGGTCTTAACTTATGTATTGATGGCGTAAGGAAATTTAAAGAGCTAATAGCCTCGGTAAATGACAGCTCGCGTATTGTAGCCAAGATGTTTACTAATTTTACTGACACACCTTTAAGCGAACTGTACTCTAAATCTAAGAAACAGCTTGAGGACGAAAAGGCAGCCACGTTACAGGCCGAGAAAGAGAAACAGGCAGCAGCCAAAGAGACCGCGGATAAAAATAACGGGCTGAGCAAAGAGCAGCAAGAAGCGGATAAAGAAATCCTTAAAAAGATAAAAGAGACCGCACAGGTTAGAGCATCGCTTAGGGAAGAGGCATACAAAGCTACACACACGGCGATTGCTAATGAGATGTTCGATATCGAAAAGAAAGCTGCGGACCTGAGGCAAAAAGGTGTTGAAGAGGTTTATATTACTCAATACACCGAAGCCGCAAAAGCCCAGGCTATGCAAAAGTTTAACGATGAGACACTAAGCAAGGTGAACTCTATTTGGCAGAGCTCTTTGCAGAATCGCTTAAACGATATCGACAAAGAAAAGAAAGCCTGGCAGCAGAAAGGCGTTGATGAGGTTGCAGCGACAAAATGGGCGGAAGAGCAAAAGTTATCCGCGGCGCGTAATGCAGCCTTGGAAGCCATTAAATCAGACCGTAAACGACTTGAAGAGGTAAGGGAGGCTATGCGCCAGCAGAACAGCTCCGGCGTTGTTAGCGGCGTGGATGCAAACGGGAATAAAATCTCTTACCAGTTGCCGCAAAAGAACGCTATGGCGCAGTTAAGCCAGCAATGGGTAGCAGAGGATAGGGCAAAGCTAGGCATTGCTCCTGGTGACACATTCAGCCCCGAATTAATTAAGATGTATGAGCAAATCAAAAAGTATAGTGCCGGTAACCTGGTACCGGGATTGGAAAGCAGCATGCCTGCTCCTGGTATGAACGGAGCGCAAGGCAGTAAGCAATACAATTTAACCGGGCCTATTCAGGTTGAAATTAATAATCCAATGGTGGACAATGACGGCCAGCTTAATATTCTGGCTGATAAAGTCGCAGACAAAATCAAGCCTGCTGTAGTAGAAGCGTTAGGAGGAACGGCTAATGGCTATTAAAATTGGTGATGTTCAGAGCTTGGGCAAAGCTAGGAATTGGAATGTCATTCCGGATGATAGACAAACTAACGTAAAACTTATTGATAGCCCGTATAATAAAGCCCTAGATGCAGGCAGATACCAGAATGGCGACATTTACCAATTTTCGGCCACCTTTACCTCCGCAGCTTGGGCAACCGTACAAAACTATTGGAATAACCGTACTAAGGTTACGGTTATTACCGATGGCGGAGAAACATTAACCGGTATGCGGATAGTGGTTAAAGCGCACACGTGGCCAGATCAATTTGAAAAGACACATGTTGACGCTACTATTGAACTTTGGGGTGTATAACCTATGGCTACATTACAAAATATTAGTATAAACCTAGCATCTAAGACAATAACAGATACTTTTAACGCTACTTCGGTTGACCAGATATTACCAGGGTTTAAGGTTGAAAGAACTATTTTAGGACAGACCTTTTCTTTTGTTGTTAAAGAGGTAACCTTAGATAAAACTACGGGTTTATATAATATTACCGGTACTTATGATATTGCAAAACGATTAAACGGAGATATTGACGCAGGATATTTACCAAGCGATGCGAAAGCAGGAGATATTTTTACCAGAATTGTAGGAGGAATGGATAGAGACGATGTAGAATATTTTGACGATTTTACACCGACCGGCTTAAAAAGAAAAGATAGCGCTACTAACTCTTGGGTATGTAATGAAACCTATTCGAGTGCTTTGCAAAAATTATTTGGCTGGACAGATATTTTACCATCCACGCTGATTAATGTATTTGAACGTGGAATAACAATATACGCGGTACAGCGTGGGCATGAAGTAGGCACCGTAGATATTACTGGCTTTTGTGGAAATGTAAAATTTGCCTGGTCGCAATTAAGCCTTTTATTTAATAGCAGCAAAAAATATTATTTATCAGGTGATTTAAACGATGCTAATAAAAATGACAGCACGGACACATCGGATGCTACAACCTACCTGAGCGGGCAATATACAGATGATAGCGGACAGCAGACACTTAGCTATTCCTATGGTTTGTTAAAGAGTGATGCTTTTGCCAGTACAGATGGCACAATTACGAGCAATACGACTTACGACTACAGCAAATTTTATCCGCCTGCTAACCTGTTAAGCAAGGTAACGACAAGAACCGAGGTACCAATAGTAACACTGCCTACGGATTGGACCACGGTTACACTGCCGTATAAAGTGGTTACTAAGATAGTCAATACCTCAACCTTGACACATACCATTTCAGATAACGGCGATGATCTGGTGCAAAGCAAGGAGACTATAGCTACGGAAACCTCAGGCTATAATGTCACAGATACCCAAGGTACCCAAGAGGCCTTTTCAGAAACAGAATCACACGAAAACACTACTCTATACAGTGACATGGGCCAAGGGCAATGGAGTGTTACAACCTATAAGGACCAAAAACTAGTAGCTTCGCAAATTATTACCGGTAATCCTGGTGCCAAGGCAAGCCCGTATTCTATTAGGCATAACAGCACGATGCAGAGCCGTAAAGGTAAACATACTAAAGCCGCGCGTGTTGAGTTATCCGGTAAGTTTGGCGGGAGCATGCAAATTAATGTTAGTGATAGCGATACATTAAGCAGGATTGCAGGACAAATAGACAGCCTTAATAATAAGATACTCGAAAAGGTTACACTTACATACTATGGTACAAGCCTGATAGATTTTCTTAATACAGTAACATACCAAGGGCATGTATATTACCTTGAGAGTAATAATATATCAGAAACACCGGATAAAGGTGTTATTCAGCAGATTAGCATGGTGAGGTGGTATTAATGGGCGGCGTTACAGATTTAGCAGCCACTATTAGCCGATTAATGGCACAACGTAAAAACACTAACAGCACTATTAAATCTGGAACCATAACAGGCTCGGATGTTTTGGTAGATGGTAAGTATTATCAATACGAAGTTGCTGTGGACATTGAAATTGACGATGGGGAAACGGTTTATGTCATGCTCAATTCTGACAAGAGCAGGGCCGTTATTGTGGGAAAATGATTAGAGAGACAGTTTTACAAATTGATGGGCAAGACATAATTACAAATTCAGGACGAAAGATACCAATGGGAAATAGGGCCTTTGTTGAGGGCGAGGATGTTTGGACAGAGGGAAACTATGCCTTTGGGAATAACAAGAGGACCTCAACGCAGTTGAACGCTACAGGCGGAGGGATTATAGGAGATTACTTTGTCATTTATAAGGGAAGTTGGTACATAGTTGATGCAAACAGTTTTAACTATACACTCGTTACTGATACCAATAAAGTTGGTGGCCAGGTAAGCTTGTATAATGCAGCGGCTGATAGATTTTGCGGAACAAGTGACATAGGAGTAAGTGTTACGAGTAATTTCCACTATACTGAACTGACAAAAACGGAGGTTAAAACACATACTATTGTACTTGGAACTATTGACCTTGGTGATGTGGATGCCATTTTGACAGATGCATATTATGATACCGATGGCAAGCCTGTATTCATTTTCCATTCTAATTATCGTTATGGGTATGAGGAAATTACAAGCGATGGCACTGGAAACATAACAAGCAAAACATCAACATCCACACCTTTATATAAATACACTGTTAAAGGTGAGGACCTTACCGGCGAAGAGGCAATTACAGGTAACTTAAAGGCAATGGCCCAAAATGCATACAATAGCGCTTTTAGCGATTATACCTCAGCGGGTATAGTTTGGGAGGACATACTGGAACCAACGGAGAGCGATGTTGTCAATTATTGGAACGCAAAATCTGAAAAAGAGGGCACAAGGATTACCTATGAAATGAATTTATGGGAAGTTGCCTGGGCTTGTGATTGTGTTAAGGATGATGCAAATAGCGTAGTTAGTATAAACGCAAAAAGCAGTAGCAATAAGTTATACTATCCTGACGATATGGCAGAGGATGAGGCCTCATACCATATTAGCTTTCTTTTAAAGCCTGAAAATGCACAAGGGCTTGCAGCTATAGTTTTAGACGATGATTATGATAGCACCATAAAAGCTACTGGCTTTGATGATCCAGACCAGCTACCGAATTATTATATTAAAAGTACTGCTACAGGAACACCACACGTTGACTATCATTATGAGTATAAATCATATTATGGCAAGGATGTTATTATACCCGCTTCCGGAAGCTTACCGGAAGGCCAATATGTTGTTTCTAAATTCATACAAAGTTATTCAGCTAGATTAGGTGGTGTAGATTACGCTAAGAGAGAAGTGCAAAATTCAAATTATTCTTGGCAGGATAAACAGATATTTTTGTGTACTTTACCAACAATGATTGATAAACCTACAGGAGCGGATGATATTTTTCCTTGTAATGACACTTCGGACCCGCTGGCCCCGGTGACAACAGATAGACACTTACTTGTTAGAACTGCCCAAATTAATTACACCTTAAAAGCTACCGAGCATGATGCAGATGGCAATGTGATAGGTGTTACATACCCCGAAAAAATCCTTTATTATACGAGACGTACAAAAGCCGTGGACTATACTACTGTAGACGCTGTAGCTAAACCGTCAATGGATTTAGAGCAGAAATACCATAACGGCTGTACGCTAAAATATAATACCAGAACGACCAAATTAGCGCTTACTGTAGGCGGTAATACTTTTGACATGGGCACGTACAGTGGTTTTATGTTTTATCTGCCTAACGCTCCTGCCTCCGCCTTAGACACTTCAAGATATACAGTATTGTTTGACCGAATTAATAGTAAGCTCATAGAAAAGGGTAAATCTGGTACGGCTGATAAAGATATTCTAACCGGTCTAGGGCCCATTATGCAGCAATTCAGTATTATAAATCATGTTCCATTAGCTGATTTAATGTTCTTTTTAGGGCCAGTAAATAAATAGTTTAAAGCCGCTCATGCAGCGGCTTTTTTATTGGGGAGGTGAGAAAATGTTTGCAGATGATGGGAGCTATTCAATAATCAGAGGCGATGCAGATACAATCGTGGTTAAACTCTTTGAGGACACCGAGCAGAAAACACCTTACAATCCGGTGGCAGCCGATGTTATCGACTTCACGGTAAAAAAAAGTACGGAGGAGAGCATGGCTACAGCCAAGGTGAAAAAGTCAACCAAAGATGGTTCCATAACGGTTACAGATAATGCCGTTACAATCCCTATTAAGCCGGCTGACACTGAAAGTCTTGAGTACGGCACGTACAAATTTGATGTGCAGATTACTTTTGGCGGAGATAAAGAAAAGATTAAGACGGTTGTTGGCCCGCTGGACTTCAACGTTACGGAAGAGGTGACTACGAGTGAGTGACATTATTGGTGTTGTGGGTAGCCAGGGCAGCAGTGTTAACGCCTCCGTAAATAGTAACAGCGCTATTGCTCTTGCGGTTATCGGTAACACCGGTACAGGCGGCTATACTTTGCCTACCGCAACCACTATTAGGCTTGGCGGTGTGATCATTGGCGAAAACCTAAACATCGAGGCAAGTGGAAAGCTCAACGTTTATAAGGATAATGTTATTAATGCCTTAGGCTTTACGCCTCCTGATACGGCAATCAGTAATAGCGAGATTTTAGATATTATGAGTAAGTAAGAAAAGAGGAATGAAATATGGCTAAAAAATATTTAGACTATGACGGACTGCTTTATTTCTGGGAAAAGCTTAAATCATACCTAGGTACTAACTTTGTGGCCAAGGTAACAGGAAAGAGCCTGACCACTAACGATTTCACGGATGCATACAAAACTAAGCTTGATGGCTTGGAAAACTATACACTGCCTACTGCAAGCACTTCCATACTTGGCGGCGTTAAGATTGATGGCACGACCATTAAAATCACGGATGGCGTTATCAGCTCCGTTGGTGGTGAGGCTACCGCGGTAGATTGGGCCAATATCAATAACAAGCCTACCACTATTGCAGGCTACGGCATTACGGATGTATACAGCAAAGATGAGATTGACGGGAAAATAGCCAGCGTGTACAAGCCAGCAGGCTCTTTGGCCTTTGCAAGCCTGCCTACTCCTGGTGCTTCTAACCTTGGCTATGTCTATAACGTTACGGACTCTTTCACGACCACGGCAAGCTTCATTGAAGGCGCGGGAAAGAGTTATCCTGCCGGCACTAACGTTGCGGTCATTGCGGATGGAACAAGCTATTATTTCGATGTCTTGGCCGGCTTCGTGGACTTGAGCGGTTATCTGCAAAGCTCCGCAGTGATTACCAATACGGAAATTGATACCATTGTAGCATCTTAATAGGAGGCACTTATGAGCTATTTAAGTAAAGATGGGCTGGCCTATTTATGGCTAAAGATTAAGGCGTATATTGCTACATGCTTAGCGGATTACGTTAAGACCAGCGATATAGAGGACTTTTTCGATATAGATGTTGACGGTGGCTTAGAGCCTACTGTAAATCCCACTGTGTCTACTAAATGGGTGCTGGACAGTAACGGCGATGTTGAGCCTAAGGAGGTATAGAGAATGGCGACAAGAAATATAGTACCACGTGCCGATGGTGAGGGCTCGTTAGGAACGGCAGCGAAAAAATGGTTAAATGCCTTTTTAACTAACCTCACCGTAACAGGCATGATTACTGGTAATTTGACAGGTAACGTAACCGGAACGGCCGATAACGCTGATTATGCAAAATTATCCGGCAACGGAGTGCCTACCGGAACATTGATAGATTTTGCCGGTTCCACCGCTCCGGATGGCTACCTCGTTTGTGATGGCAGCGCCGTAAGTAGAGCGACTTACGCTGATTTATTTAAGGTAATTGGTACCCTATACGGAGCCGGTGATGGTAGCTCAACATTTGCGCTGCCAAATCTCATAGACCGCGTTAAACAAGGCGCCAGCACTGCTGGTACCTATAAAGAGGCAGGCTTACCAAATATCACAGGACGTATAGTTGCTTGGGGTGCAAGGTCGCCATTTGGTTCTGAATTTGCGGGAAGTATTTATGGAAGTACTGAAGATACAATGATGGCAAATGTAGGTACAACCGCACCAAGTATGAGCTATGATATTTTAAATTTTGATGCTTCTCGTAGCTCTGGTATTTATGGGAAATCAGACACAGTACAAATGGCTGCCCTTTGTGTACTGCCTTGTATAAAATACTAATACTTAATGCAAGGAAGTACTGTAAGTGCAGGCGGTTGCACTGTGCTTACACTATCGGAGTAAATACTGTTATAAGTGGAAGCGTTAAAACCAAGTTCACTTGGCACACTACTTTGTGTAGACAAAATGCTAACTTGATAAGTATTAGAATTACTACCTTTGGAAAATGCACCATTACACCCACCTAAGTTAATACCTCCTGCACCATAGATACCAATATTTGCACCACCTTTAATATTCGGTAGCCCAGCACTCTTATAAGTACCAGCAGTAGAGCTACCTTGTTTAAATCTATCAATTAAATTAGGTAACGTAAACGTGGTACTTCCGTCACCAGTGCCGTAGATTGTACCTATAACTGCAAAAAGTGCTGAGTATGTTGTTCTGCTTACTGCGGAGCCATCGCATAATAAATAGCCGTCAGGAGCCGCGCTACCAGCAAAATCTATCAGTGTTCCGGTAGGCACTCCGTTGCCGGATAATTTTGCATAATCAGCGTATTCGGACGTTAGTATTTAATGCAAGGTAAAACTGTTAAAGCTGGGGGCTGGACGGTAGTAACGGTATCAGAATATACGGAAGAATATTTCGAAGCATCTAACTGTAAAAATGCATTATTGGTATTACCAATTTGCCCATTACCTGTTAAGCTGTAAAGGTTACCATTTGAGGCACTAAATGCTCCTGTTAAATTCGTAAAATTAAGAGAAATCCCTGCACCAAATACATCACCTTGCAAAGAGCCTTTAATATTTGGCAGGCCAGCTTCTTTATACGTGCCAGCACTGCTTGCGCCTTGCTTGAATTTATCTATCAGGTTAGGCAGACCGAAAGTAGTGCTGCCGTCACCCGTGCCGTACAAGGTACCAATAGCTTTAAATAAATCTGCATAGGTGGTACGCGATACTAAACTGCCATCGCAGACAAGATAACCGGCAGGAGCAGTTTGCCCGGCATAGTCTATGAGCGTTCCCACAGGTACGCCGTTTTGGGCATAATCAGCGTTATAAGACACAAAAATTTCATTGTGAAAGGATAAAAGTAATGAACCATATTTTAGACAGTGCTTTAAGCACATTACAAAATTTAGTTGAAGCGTGGCCAGCAAAAGCGGTAGCTACACTCATAAGCTTATTTGTATCGGAGATTTTCCAATTACATTTACATCTCTTTTTACTTTTCGTGTTATTGGAATTTATTGACTGTTTCACAAAATGGCTGGCACTGTCATACAAACTCATTATGGATAACGATGCCAATGCGGAGCCTTCTTTGTGGGATTGCGTAAAGAATATCCCAAATGCTCACAGGGCAGAGTATATCCAAAGCGAGGTTATGAGAAAGCAATTCGCTAACAAGATGCTTACTTACTTAATCCTTATTATCGCTGCGGGTACAGGCGACTACATTATTCGGCTTACACATAAGCCAGATATGCTGCTAAGCCTGGTTGTTACCTACATAAGCGCCACGGAGCTTTTATCCGTTCTGGAAAACCTTAACGATGCTGGGGTATCAATGGCCGCAGCCTTATTAACATTTATCAAAGGGAAAATTAGCCTAGGAGGTGATAACCATGGTACAAAATAAAAAGCGCCGCGGCGGATGCGGCAAATAACAATTTTTGCTTAATAGCTAGGTAGGGTGCGCTCTTGGTATAGATTTCGTTCTATACACCTATTGTACAAGGGTGCCTGCCTAGCTATTTTTTATTGCGGAGGTGTATTTAATGGCAAAATATTTTAGCACGGATGAAATGACATGCCACTGCTGTGGTAGATTACCGGAGGGCGGTATTTCTCAAGATTTATTGGATAAACTTGATCAGCTTAGAGAATTAGTGGGCGAGCCTATTCATGTTACATGCATGTACCGCTGCCCAGCTCATAATAGAGCTGTAGGCGGGGCCACAAACAGCCGTCATCTATACGGCGAAGCTGCTGACATTTACTGCGATAACACTGACAGGGAAGCACTGGCAGATTTAGCCGTTGAAATTGGCTTTGGCGGCGTTGAACGTAACAGGGATATGGATTATGTCCATGTCGATGTCCGCTCTGATACCTATTATTGGGTATACGAGGATGGCGAAGAAATAGAGTGCGATAGTAAGGGCAACCTTATGTAACGGAGGCACAAATGGAAGTAGAAATATATAATTTTAACCTAGGCACTCTTATGATAGGTTTCTCCTGGCATGAAGAGGAAAACGCGTTAGAGATTTTCTTGGGCATTATAGCAATAGTGTTGAGGTGGTGAAATGATTGAATTTTTTAACGAGCATAAAAAGAATATCTGCATCGTTGCGGTTATTATCATTATTCTGTTTATTGTGTATGTTGCCGGCTATTGGGCAGGCGGCAGAGAGGTTACCGGCTCCGAAGGTGGTAACAGTTCAGGGCGAGAAAATGGTGCTAGTACCTCTAAGTACATGGCAGAAATTAGAGGCGAACACGATGCAGCAAAACAAGCTCTTGGAGAAGCAGGCAGAGTTACAGACAGCGCGGAGCAGTCAATCAGAGCAGCAGCAAGAACAAGTGAAGCTCTTGACCAGTCAATTTCAGAAAGCCGAGCAAGAGACATTGAAAGCGAAGGAATCACAGCAGATTGCCTTAGCCTCGGTAGAGAAAATGAATCAATCTTTAAATCTACTGTCTACCCAGATAAAACGGGAAAGACTGATAGCAAAGAGACAAAAGATACAAACGGCGGGCTGGGTAGCACTGGCATCCATAGTGGGAACGGCAGCGGTTTGCAAATTGGCATAAAATGAGTAAAAGGGTATCAGATTTAACCTGGTACCCATATTTTTTTTGACTACTTTTTGACTACTTTTGCAAACCTAAAATACCTTAAATTACCAAATATTACCGAGTAGCAAAATTGGCAGTCCGCGCTGGCAGGCAGTTCCTGCGTTAGCGGGTTTTACCCACAAAACTTAGGATCTGACGCCTTACGGCTTGCAGGTTCAAATCCTGTCACCCGCACCAGATAGTATAAATAAGCGGCTTACCAGTAATCTCGGTAAGCCGCTATTTTTATTTATTTAACTTTAGGTAATTACTAAATCTAAAGAGTACATCGTTTGGTAATTCGGTTATCTCTAAGTAATAAGAAAAAGCTGATAAAGCTTTTTTATTATCGCTTTGTTGAAGGGAGCGAAGTCTGGTTAATAATTCAAATGCGAAAGTTTTTTTGAGGTAATCATCACCTAAAAGAGAATATATACAAAGAATATATGCATAAATATCATTCAAGGCATGTTTTTTGGTATCTTTTTTAGTAAGTAGACATTTTGGCAATATCCCAAGTAGTGCATCAGGTTTTACCCGGGATCGGCTTTTATAGGTTACAAATTTTAAATTATGAGCGATTTTATTTCTAAACGCTCTAATTAAATTTAGTGCTCCAATTATAAATTCAGCCTTAGTACTATAAGAAATGGCATTACTAGGCAATATTAACTTTGAAACTTCAACTTTCTCTGTTCTATGTAATAATTGGTATAAATTTATTATTTTACTGAAAGATACATTTTTAAATAAAATCCATGCTGGAATATGATTGTGGCGATGCTTATAATAATTTGTAGGTTGTTGAAGCTTATAACCTTTACTTTCATCATAAGCATTATGGCATGATTCTAAAACATCAGATAGAAGAATATTATGATGGCTTTTAAAGTAATTATCAGGGCTTAAATATGTATCTTCAAAGACACCGAAGTTCTTAGAAATAACATAGGCCATTTTAGACTTAAAACTGTTCTCAATTATTGTACTATATTTAAAAAGTAAAGCCTGAATATCCTTATCCACTAATGAGAAGTAGTATATGAATTCTAATGGGATATCACCAGAATACTTATAACTAATATTACCGTTCGTATCAGTTATTTTATGCATAAAACATTCTTTATATCCGTTGATAAGGTCATAATAAGTTAACGACTGTAAAGCTGCTATAGCGAAGGGCCTGTTCTTAATTTTAAGACCATAGCGATTAATCAGTAAATCTACCTGTTCATCATAAGTTTTAAAGGGTTTATCCGGAATCCTATTATTCATTTTAAACCTCATATAAAATAAAAACCCACTGTCGAAACAGTGGGTAGTGGCTGATCGCGAAGACCAGTCTTTTCATCTACTCACATGTTACCATTTGTTATATGAAAATGTCAATATGCGTCAATTAATTATATAATATAATTTATCCTTTCAACAATCAATAAACTATCAGTATTTCTGCATTAAAACAAACGGCCTTCCAACTTTTGGAAGGCCTTATTAAATCTTATTCATTTAACCTGTTAATTACCACAAAAACTAATACCCACTAC